CCAGTCTTCTTCGTAATCTTTCCTGAACTGGTACTCGTAAGCGCTCTTATCTTCAGATCCGACGGTTTTGGAGGCCATTTTGGGGTTTTCCTATTGGATTTGCTTCAACTATACGCTAAAGCAATCCGTAACTGTTCATTTCTTTGACGAGACTCGATGACGGTAGCTTATCGTCTTTCTGTAAACCGTATTTCAGATGCAGTTTAAGATACCGGATAGCATCAGGGCCGTGGTCATCCTCTTTGACCGGCAGTTCCGACGGATTGCGCTCGGGTTTGTCCTCGGGGTACTTGTAGGCTTCCATTTCCTGGATGAAGTTCTTGCAAACTGAGGAAATAAAGAGCGTCGGCTTGGGCTCGCCAATCAGTTGGATACGGGGCTTGAGCATGGTTCTGATCAAGTCGATACCGTGGATGATCGAATCGGCCCGCTTCACTACCGGCACAATCGGAAAACCTTTAGTCAGCATGGTCTCGATGGCGTCCTTGGCCTGGGAGTCGCCCACCATCAAAACTAGCCGCTGGTCGCCCAGTTTTTCCCATATCCGGGGCATCAGGTCGGCCAGAATCGTCTCGCGGCCGTACAACTCGTCAAACACCCACCAGTTTTGGTCCTTATCAATCCCCACGAACAGACAAGCGGTGGTGTGGTAACCGAAGTCAATCCCGGCATACACCGTCAGCTCGTCGGGAATTTCGTTCGGTTTGACGACATGAACCTTGCGATCGAACTTGGGGTAGACCGCTCCCTGGATGGCTCTAAATTCGAGCTCCACTTCTTGCAAGAAAGTGCTGAGTTTGCCGGTTTTCTCAGCCTCGGCCCGCTCCTCGGCAATAAACTCCCGACTGACGTATGGCGAGTCCCGCCAGGTCGCTTCCAGATAAAACCAACGGTCATCACTCTGGGCGAACTGGATCAAGTCGTAGAAGTGGTTGTAGCCCCGGGGCGTGCCCATAAAAATGGCCCAACCGTTAGTGGTGGTGAAGAAGTGCTTGTAAACCGCGTCCCAGTTATTGGGGTCCTGGTCGGCATATTCGTCGAAAATGACGCCGTTGGCCTTAAATCCACGGTGGGAATCCGACTGGTCCGAGCCTAAGAGCTGAATCGTGGAGCGGGGCTTGGTCTGGTCGTGCTCGACCTCGATGAGCGTTCCATCGGGGAGCTTCACCGGGCCGGTGACGTAGTTGAGCTCAATTAAGAGGTCTTGCTCGTTCTTCTTATAGATGAGTTCCTTGGGGATGAGCGGGATGTACTGCCGCCAGACGACTTCGTGAGCTTGCTTGTACGTCTTAAAGACGACGAAATACCGGCCCTGCTTAATGACGGCCGCCAGCCAGGAGTGCTGCGTGGCGAAATACGTCTTGCCCGACTGCCGGCCCATCAGAAGCACGCCGCGCTTATAGCCCTGAGTCAAAAAGGCCAGATGAGCGGCGATCTGCTTTCGGTGCGGCTGGTACGTGACGGGCATTTAGCCTCTCAGGGAGGCGTTAGTGAAGGCGATCTTCACTTAGCCCTGAGTCTGGCCCTTAAGTTGGTCAAACGACATCGTCGGTGCGCCGGCGACCTGGGCCACCTCGAAGTACTCCACAACCTGGTTGCCCATCACCAGTTCTTTTCGGCCGTGCTTGGAGTCGTTCTTGGGCGGGTAAAAGGCTTCTAACAGCCAGGCCTTTATCCGCAGATAGCGCATTTCATTGAGGAAGTCTTTTTCATTGAAGTCGTCAATCTCCAATCCGTTCTCCTGGGCGACCGTAATCGCGGCTTGGGGGTCTTCATGGAAGATGGCCTGTCTGAGTGTGTAACGCCCCTGAGTGGGCTCGCCCTCTTCGTTCAAGACAACGCGATTCAACTTAATGGTGAACTTTGGCTCTCTCATATTTACGCCGTCTTGCGTCTGATACGAGGTGGTGGAGACGTTCCACTCGAGCTCGTAGTTGATCGGGAAGGCGAAGCGTTGGAGTCTCGGCTCAGATGAGAGCCGGGGGGTGGGGTCGGGGTAATTCTTGGGGTTGACCACGTATTTATCATGCGTTCCGGTCAGTTTTCCCTGGTGATTGACCTGGACATTCTGCTGGGGAGTGAACTGAGAAGATGCGCTACGCCGCAACTCGGCTTTTAGCTCATTGACCTGTTTTAAGAGATCGGCGTACTCAGTGGAACTGATCGGGCTCTCTACGAATTCGACCGGCTGGGGGACAGCTTGTAAGTGAGGCTCAGGGTCCACAGGGGGCGCTGGCTGTTCGGCAGCCCTCTTGGCAGCGTACCGGGCTTTCGCTTGTTCACTCAATTTCTGACGCATTTCATCGGACATGCTCATCGGGGGTTCTCTCATATGATGAGCTGGTAGCAACAGCAAAGGGCGTTCTACGGGAACACCGACCAGAACTCCCGAACCGGCCATGGCCTTGCTGCTGGTATCAACTCACCGTTTAATTGTCAATTTTGTGTTTGTGATTCTGGGTGGAATCCACTGCGTAGATTTGTGTTGGCATAAGCATGACACAGTGCGTGAATAAAATACAGGCGTGTGTGAAGCTCCGCTCAAGCTCTCATACACAGGCGAACGGAGTCCCATCAAAGCCCGCATCGACCGGGGGTGGGGTCAAGCAAAGAGGCCCCCATATGCCTATATGGCCTCGTTAGCGCTGTGTCGCACAATGGTGATTGTACGCACATGGCTTACACAAGCCACTCTGCTCTTACGGACTGTCTATAACACTGTTATCTAATGACATACCCGTTAAGTCAATAGTGATACTGACGGCCGTTGACTGCACTTCCATGCGCTGTGTGGCCTTGCCGTGAGTACGATCAAGCAGATCACGACTCGCATCAAAGGCTAATCGCTTATCATCTCGCTGCTTCATGAATTCAACTACCGTATTCTCAGCCTCAATAGCGTGGTCAGCAAGCACCGCCATGATGGCAGGTTTCCTCATGTTCTCTTGCGCCATAACCTCAGCGCTGTGTGGCGTAGTCACGTTGTACGCTGCAATTGCGGCCTTCGTCGCACTATCCTTCGGGTTCTCTAGTAGATACTGCACAAAGGCTGACTGCTTGCGTGTGAGCTTTGGTGTTGCCTCCATGGCGAGATCTCCCATTAATAATAAAATAGCACAACAAAAAAGACCGAAGACGAATTAGCCTTCGGCAGAAATGAACTATTGTTCTCTGTTGCCCATTAAGTATGGTCACCCTCAAGTATACTATAATGAACGTTAGCGGAATAGTCTTGACCTTGCCTTGGTTTGATGGGCTGCGGCAATGTTGAGACAATTGATGCAATCGGCTGTGCCGTGGGTCTTCCCATAGTTGGGCTGGTTGCAGAGTGTCCGGTAGGACTCTTCAGCTAAGTGGCGCTTCATTCCGTCTCTTAATGAAGCGGTGACGACTTGGTAGGTGAGCTTCATAGCCGGTCCTCCTTAATCGCCTCAATCAGCTCCGGATATCTAGCCGCGAGGGCGACCCATACCAGCGTTGTGACGTAGGTGCCGTTCTTGTCCGCTACGTTAGCTACTGCGCGGTAGAGCTCGTCACCACAGGGGATATTTATTTGACGGTTTTTCTTGGACATGGTTGATTCCTTATTTACTTGCACCAGATACCTGGATACTTGGGCTCGCGGTTAGGCGTACAAACCGCGTACCAGGCCGACCAGTTACCGCGGCTCTTGAAGATGCTGTAGCCCTTAGCGGTATTCGCTTCCGGGTTGGCCCAGTCGGTGAAATCTGGATGCCACACGTTATTGACCTGCATGCAACCCCGGTCAAGAGAATGCTCGCGATCAGTGTTGACACCGATGCGGGTCGGACTCTCAGTGCCGTTTTCCTTGCTCATCGTGAGGATGGCCAGCTCTTGCAGCTCTTTCGGCCAGGTACGCCGTATGGCGTCCCTACAGCTCAACGGAGCTGCCACCTGGCTGGCTATTTTGGGCTTACGACCTTGATAACGTGCACCTGAGCGGCTTCGGCCGTGTGGCCCGATTCGTACTGCATGCCCGCGTAAAACATCGCGGCGCTGTAGAGGCCAAGCAGGGTGAGCGCTATATAGCTAAAGAGCGTATACCGCTTGAGGGCTTCTTTAATGTGGTTCGTCTTGCTGTCTTTCATGGGACGGTTCCTTGTTTAGAGCCTCCCCCTCAGACTGCTCTAAACATAGCACGGATATATATCTATGTCCATATACTTATCCACATGCAGCTATTCCCGAGCGGTTACATACACGCCTTTGCCGGGTTGACCGTAAACCAGGCCTTCAGCTTTTAGGAGGACCATAGCAAAGCGAATGACCGTCTCACTTACCTCGTATTGCAGGGTCAGCTGGCGCGTAGAGGGCAGGCGGTCGCCCGGCTTGAGGAGACCCTGTTCGATCTGGGCTCGGATATTGCCGGCCACCTGCTGATACAACGGCTCCATGATCACCCTCCAGGCAAAAGATGCCACGGGGGGGTAAGAACCTGCGTCAC